CTCTTTTGTTTTACCTACATCATAGAAGGCTCCTGTGGTACGTTTACCAGACAGTTCTGGATTGGGTTCAGCAATCCGTGCTGTGCGCTGGAGACTCAGTAAATCACCAGCGTAGTTGGTTTCTCCAGTGAGGTCTGAAATGGGTTGATTAAAGCCAGTCCACGCAATTGACTGATTATAGCCTCTTGCCACATACTCACGCTGTTCTTTCTCACTTAGGTCGTTATAGCGCAACTTTACGTAGGTTTCTATCCCACTGAATGGGTCTTTGCGTAGGATGGGTTGACGCAGAGGTGGATTACTTAGTTTGGCTGCCTGGTGAATACCTTCAACTGTTGTTCTGTTGATTGTAGATTGCACAGCCAAAGGAAGTCCTATGGCAAAGTTAGAGACAGTGTTGAACAAACCACCAGCGCCAGCCCCATTAACTCCATAGGAGCCAGTCACTACATTGACCTCACCTCGCTTGGCAGCTGCTTCTGCGGCTGGACTACCAAAAGCCCATCTACTCAATCCGTCCGTAACTTGTCCGTACCAAGGCTTGGAAGCATCGGGAGTGTTTGGTAATGCACTACGTGTGGAATTTTGAATGGCAGCTTGACTGGCTTGTGCATTGCGGGCTTGTTCGTCCAAGCTGGCGTTTGTGCGCTGTACTGAAGAGCGCAGGTTGGCATTAGCTTGGTTAACTGCTGCGCTGCCTGAAGAGAGCGGATTACGATAGAGGGTGGGTTCTTGGGTGGTGACAATCTTTGGGTCATATAGGTTGGGAACTCCCAGGTTAATCTGGGTATCTTTCCACAACGAAGTACCTTGAGGCACAGCAGGAGCATCAAAGGCAGGAAGCGGAATGGGAGTGGTGTTACCTAGGTACTGCGTCAGGTTCAGTCCTGGCTGTGTTTGTGGTTCTGGTGCTGCCACACTCTCAGGCAGGGTTGCTGCATTTGGCGCTATTTGTAGGTCTGATGGGTTGCCTTGTTCAAACACGTCTATGGGATTGGGAGTTTCTACAGTGGGAGGGGCAGCTGGTGGAGCAACGGCTGGCTTAGGTATCTTCACTGTAGATGGAGGCTTTGGCACTCCGCTGTTTTTTTGCTGTGTGTCGTTAATAAGTGACATTTGTAGCTCCTAACCAACTAATGGGGGCGCGCATGGCTCCAGCTCTCTGACGTAATTGTAGAATCTCTGACTCTGCCCGCTTCTGAAGCTGTGCAGCTTGGGCAAAGTCATCCAGGTAGGAAACACTTAGGGTGGCTGCTGCCACTGCCTCCATGCAATTCACCACCTCATCTGACACCACCAGGTTGTCTGAGTCTAGCAAAGTTAGCACAACTGGTGCAAAATATCCCTCCAACGTGATGTCGAAAGGACGGGTTAGCAAACTTCCTATGTAGATGCTGTTGCCCTGGATGGCGTAGTTTAGACCTTGATACAAACTTTCCAAAGAACGTGGTGTCAGCTTTACGAGTTTGAAAGCAGGCGTGGAATTGGTTGCTCTTCTCCACCACACGTTTTGCACCTGAATGCACCTAGCAGGCAAAGCCAAAGCAGGTGTTAAGTAGTCTGTTGCCACCACTGTGAAGGTCTGGAGACTGTTGAAGGCTGTGAAGCGCGTTTGTGCCACTGTGGTGATTAGGGCACTCTCCAGCATTTGACGTGCCAAGCTACCTTGGGGAGAAGCAGTGTTGGCTAAGGGTTGTTCGCCAATGAGGCGCAATACGTTGTTTACGTGAGTCAGCAGTGATGCCACAAAATAAAAGCCAGAGGGGTTAGCTCTGGCTTCACTTGGGATATTCTACATATAGTAGATTATCATGTAGTTGGAATCACGGCGTTGCTGTGGATTAGCACGGCATTGGTGTCGCGATACTCACGAGCGCCATACACTGTGGAAGTAACAACCGCATCTGCCAGGTAAAGGGTCTCGCGGCTGGTTTCTGTCTTGGGTTCTTGTAGCATGGCAAGCGCATAGGCTTCCTTATGTAGGAGCATGGCAGTATGCACTTGTTGAGTTTCAGGAGTTATGTTGGCTGTGACGTTCCAAGTGACAGGCAAAGTGGTTGCAGTACCGCCTTGGTCTGGGTAGTACAGTTGACCTGCACCAGTCACACCGGGAGTTGGAATGGCAGTGGAGCCGTTCAGAAAGCCAGTGGTGGAGTTGGCAGTAATCATGTTGGTCATGTAGACCGGAATGCCCATCAAAGAACCTACAACACCACTCTCTAGGGGAGCAGATGTGCGATAGAACATTGATTGCACTTTGTCTAGAGCCAACAACTGCATATACTGCACAGGGCTGACGATGAACACGCGCTCGCTGTCAGGAACACCTGTTTGGTCAAAGATGAGTTTAGCTCGGAGAAACGCTTGCAGGGTGAAGGGCGCAGACGCGGTATTGACACCAGCATTGGCTGCGCCGTTGGTGTAGATGTTTTGAGCCGCAATGGTTTGGGTGATGGCACGCAGTCCAAGGATTTGTGCGTCCAAGTCACGAGCAATGGCGTAGGCGCTTTCCTTGGCTGCATTCATGGCGAACAAACCGTTGGGGTCTAACATCATCTCAGCAATGTCCTCAATCATGTAGGACGTTTCTTTGTGTCGAGTGATGTCTATTGCCCATGTTCCAGTGGTAGGCTTTTGAAGCGTAACTGGCACTGCTGCCACTTTATCATTGACTCCGAGTCGTCCAATTGTTGGAATGGTAACGCGGTCGCCTTTCTTTCCGTCTGGGAAAGTGACTACAAAAGCCCATTGGCGCATACGCAGTTGTTGGTCAAGCTGACGGCGCACCATTGTAGCCCATTGCTTTTTAATCCAGCTAGAGACATCGGCACGGACGTTTACGCCTCCGCGATACTCGCCCTGTAGGTTAAACGTAGAGTTGTTTGCATTGGAAAAGGTCATCGAAGTTCCTCAGTTATTTTAGTCAATTACTCTGCCTTCTTGGAAGGCTTTACTTATGCGGGCGTAGTTGGCGCGGTAGGTGTTGTCGTCCATTGATAGAATATCAGAGCGCTTCAGCAATTCAGCTGCTGGTGGCTTGGGAGTGCTTGAACGCACACTGGACTTTGCTCTACCACTGCGGGGAGTACTTGGGGCAACCTTGCCTGTCTTCTCCAGGTGATTCCAAATAGCAACAGCACCCTGGGGGTTATTGAACTGCTCACGGCTGTCTTCTGGCAAAGTGCCAAAGAACTCTTTCACCGCACCAATTCGGCTATCGTATTCATGGGCATCCACTCCCCATTGGCGCATAAGTTGAACCTCATCTCTGAAGTTGGCCAATTCATTCACCAAGCTTACGGCTTCGGTGGTGTCCATGCCAAACACAGCTTTGAACTGCTCACCAAACTCAGCAGAAGGCTCTTGCTGGCTTTCTGGTTCTTCTGTAGGTTCCTGCTCAGTTGGTTGGGGTTCTGCTAAGTCAGGTTCTACAATAGAGGGAACTTCCTCAGATTGAACCGTGCTGGCATTGGCTCTCAGTAGGTTGGTGGCAACACCAGAGGCAGGAGCGCCTTTAAAAGCGTCAATAGCAGCTTGAAGACTTTGTTCAACTGAAGCTGGTGCAGGTTGGTTGTTGGAGTCAATTAAGTTCATGCTTGTGGGGGTGCTAGTGGTTGAGTTAGGGCTAGTTGCTGTTGTTGAGCTAGGGCTTGGTCTTGCACTTCAGAAGGTGCGCCTTGTGTTAGTCCTTGTAGGGCTTGGGGTAACTCTCCAGATGCAGCCAATCCTGTTACGGCATCTTGCATGGTCTTGCCTCCTATTTGTTCTGCCCTGCCCGTCAGTTCTTGTAGAGCGCTTGTGGGGGCTGCTGGCGCGGCTTCTGGTTCTTCTTGCTTTTTCACCAGATAACGTTGGGGGTTGTCAAAACCAAACTTGGTAAGTAGGTCAGTATAGAGGTTTTGGAAGTCAACCAACTGAGCAAACTGAGGTACGCTATTGACCAGTCCAATGAACTCTTGAATGCGCCTGATGTTGCGGTCGCGGTTGATGACGCTTTGACTGGCGCTTATTGTTATGTTGTAGTTGTTGGTAAAGTCACCAGGCAACACGCTGTAGTAGTTGCTTACACCAGGTTTTTCACTTGGTAATTCCACAATACTCTTTTTGGCGTGTATCTTTATCAGTTGTAACGCTCGCTTCAGAAGGGGCAAAATGAAAGTGTTTTCCACATGCTCGTAGATATCGGTTAGGCGATTGCCTCCTGCGTCCTTCACAGCATTGATTTCCTCTGCGGTAACACGTTCACCACTACGGTATTGTCCAGAGCTTATAAGAGCGCCTGTGCCTGTGTTACGGTCAATCTTTTGGTCAATGATTGACGCTTCCTGATATGTGACCTGAAAGTTGTTGTGAGGCGGATAGAGGGGAGTTAACACATCTGGACGGCTGACGTTGATGACCTTGCCTGGTGCTGTCTTAATGTCGTCTGGGTTTGTCACTCCATCATCTACAAACAACCACATGTTATCTACTGAAGTTCGCATGTTGTCTAGGCGGCTGTTCATGATGCAGTTGTTTTCCAGAATCAACCCTATGCTGGAGTCCATAAGACCCAGACCGTAGGCACTATCAGGTAACTCATAGATTGTAGAAATCAACCAAGGACATTCCTTTAGCTGTTCCTCTGCCACACACTCTTTATCAATCAAGCGATAGAGGGTCTTTTCTACAGGACACCAGTATTCGCAAAGCCGAACATGTTCGTTGATGGTGTAATCTGTGTCAGATAAAACTTGGTACTGCGCTTGCTCTGTGTTGAAGGCGGTTTTCTGTTGTTCAAAGTACTTCTCTGGATTTTCGTTGCCAATATCAATCAGTCCCTCATCCAGGTACTCGTAGAATGAGCTTTCGTTTAGGTAGACTTCTCTGAAGCAAAAGCTATTGCTATCATAGCGGCGATTGCTTTCAATGTAGAGGTCATAGCTGTTGATGGTGGTGAAGACTATCTTTCCGTCTACGTAGTCTACATTCATCCCGCTAAAACCTAGTAAGAGAAGCTGACGCATGTAGACGCTGAACTCCCGGCGCAGGTTGCTAGCGTTGAGGCAGTTCCTAAAGTGGGTGCTGACCAGAGGAAGCATTTCTCCCAATCCTGGTTCGGTGGCACTCAGTTCCACCCAGTTGTCGCTAAAGAAGAGGGCGTTTCTAATGTAGGAAGCAACAGTCTCTACAATCTCAAACACCCGTCCATCGTTGAGCTTGCTTTGCCAGCCTTCGTCATTTGCCACGCGAAGGGGATTTGTTTTGTAGAGGCTCCAAAGCTCAATCCATCTGGAGTTTAGCGTGTTACGAGCTGCCTTCTCTTTCCAAATGGCGCTTGTTATGTCATTGTATTCTGAGGTTAATTCATTGGAAGTAGGCATTGTAGGCTCCGAACATGGATGGTTGGTGTTCTTTGGATTTCTCTAATTGCACATCTGCATTAAGGCTGAACTTGAGGTCACGGTTGGCTTTGGCTGCTTTCTGGGAGCGGGTAGGTATGGCTTTCTCAAAAAGTGTAACCAAAGCATCCAGGAAATCATCATGACGTACAGCAGGATAGTTTTTTATTTGCTTTTGTATGAGGTCGTTAAGCCAAATGTGTTCGGCAAAAACAAAGTTACCGAGAGCGAATGGCATTTCTAGCACACCCTGTATTTTTGCTTCCTTTGGACGCTGTTCGTAGTGGCTGTTGATTACCAGCAGTCTGCCTCGAACTTGGGTGTCCTTGCTTTTGAACAACTCTGGTACAAGCAAACCTACACCATTGGCTTCGTGAAACACTCTAAGGGTGCAGAAGCGGTCACAAAACTCCATTGTGGTCTTAACCACTTCCTTGGCTTCCATGCGGTCACAGGCAGCGTCAAGCACAACAGTGCGACCATCCTGAAGTTTGCATCCTACAATGATGGCGCAGTCATCTCCTGCCTTGCCTGTGCTGAAGGCCGGGTCAATTACTACAATAGGATTAACAATCTCTGTGTGGTTGCCTATGCTGACCATCACTGTGTTGCCTCTGTAAGACACAGCCTTTCTATCAATGACTTCCACCCTGCTAAGGTCAAACAAACTTATGTCCTTCTCATACACGGTGTTGAGGTACTGTGATGAGAAGCGCCTTGGCGTTGTACGCGCCCTCAAAGCATTGATTATCATGTCATTGTACTTCTCATGCCACAAGTAGCCAGCGCTGTTGTCTGTGCCGTTCTTGAAGATGTTACGCACATGACTGACGTACTGCAGTTCATCAAGCCGCTCAAGTAAAAAGCCATAGTAGTCGTCCACAGCATACCGCGTTCCACTGATGACCATTTCTCCGCCAACAGTGTCAGTAAAGCCTCCAGGACACAACTTGAGTTGCACTGGGTTCAGAATGCTCTCGATGTCTTGAATCCATTCTTCTGTTCTCTCTTTCCGCAGTTCACTTTCGGTGTTCTTGAAGTCAATCAAGTCATCTAGAATAATGAGGTCATAGTGCTGTCCAGTGGCTGAAGTTCCTACACTGCCTGCAAAAATGGACGGCTCTTTGAAATAGCTCTCGCGGTTCACCTGTAGGGCTGTGTTGTTCCAAATGAGCTTACGGTCAACCGAGTCTGTGTCGTCTCCTGTGGCTGCGTTGCGGTTGCGTTGGCGGGTTCTGGTATTTAGGTCTGGAACCAAGTTGCCGCTGATGTGGGGGCGATTATTCCACACCGTCTTTTGTAGCTCTTCATTCTCAAACCACTGCCTCAGTTCTCGTATGAAGGAGAAACTAAGAGTTTGTTTGTTACATCCTACAAAGATGCGAAGTTCCGGGTTGCGGTAAAGCCTCCAGAGAGTGTACAGTGTGGTGTTGATTGTAGACTTCAAATGCCCCCGTGGCATGAGGATGAGCCTACGCAAAGCAGCAGCCTTCTCATCACCAGCATATCGAAGCTGTTGCTGTGCTTCATTATTGGTCTGTGGCGTGGTAAGAAACTCAGCTAGCTCTGTGTGGCAGTCTCCAAAGTTACCCCACCCCCCCTGAAAACCTATCAACTCTGCAAAAGCTACAATAGAACGTAGAGCCTCAACATGCAGGTCTTTGGGTTTGGCGCGGCTAGAGGCTGTCTTTCTCTGCACCGCTTTGCTTGCCTGGTTCTCTGCCTTGAGTAGGCTGGTGCGTTGCGGGGCATCCATCATAATCCTAATATTCCTCTCTTGGCTCCACTTGTTTTACTTTGAAAGCTGGTGTTGGCAGCTTGGTTGGCAGCAAACAAATTCAACCCTGTGGAAGTAGCTTCCGCATCTGCCTGAGCAACGGCAGCATTTGCGGCTTCTGCTTGTTGTTTTTGTAGGGCAGCTTGCTTTTGTTGTTCCTGTGCGGCTTGGAGTTGTGCAAGATAGGCATTGAGTTGCTCCTGATACTGCTGCTGTATCTTGGCTTGCTGTTCTTGTTGCTGCTGGAGAGCCGATTGAGCCTGTTGCTGTTGTTGGGCGTATTGCTGTGCTTGTTGAGCCGCTTGCTCCTGTATTTGCTTGGTGGCAGCTTGAGACTGAGCAACAAGGTCTTGGGTTTGCTGCTGTACCTGGGGACTCAAGGCAGCAGGTGGGGCTGGTTTGGCTTTATTTTTGCTTCCCATGCTAACGTGTCATCCTTATTGCTTGTGCCAATGCATCTGCATGAGTGGCTCCTGTGTGCAGGAAATGTCCATAGAGGAATTCAACTTTTTGTTTGTTTTCGTTGTTGCTGTAGGACGCTATGGCAGCAGTCAGGGCTGTTTGCTCTGCTCCACTCAAGCGCTCTACGTTATATACTTTACCCTGGCTCATTTTTTGGTTCCTCTACATTGAATTGAAAGCGTATTGTCTCTATTGCTGTGGTGTGACTAATGCCTTTTCCGCGCAGTCTCTTGTACAAAGCCACCTCTCGAATCTCTGGCTCTGTCACTATGGACTGCAACTCTGCAAACTCCACTCCACTAATGGTGTTTAGGTCAAATGCCATGCAAAAACCCTCCGAGGTTAATCAGAGGGTTTACTTGGGAACTTGATTGGGTGCGGTCTAAGGCAAAGCTCCGTATATTACACGTACTACAGCCTCCCAGGCACCCTTTTGTACCGCAGTCATCTCGTGGTACAGAGGAAGGCTCATATTAGAGTAGTCTTTGTACTGCATTCGCTCTGCAAAAGCAGTGAATGCCCCTCTGCTCAGTTGGTCTATGTTGCGTAGAACGTCTTCTGGCTCAGGCGTGGACTGAGCAAGCAGGGGTTCTTGGTTGTCTTGTAGGTTTTCTAGCTTTTCGGCTGGTTGCTTTTTGGTTGCCATTGTCAAATGTTCTCTCTATGGGGTCTGTACGGTCATTCTATGGGCTTGCTTGAGTCTAGAGTATGCTAGGTCATTCTGAAGCTTATAAGCCCTCTTGATGGCTTGTAGCTGTCTATAGCATTTAGCAGCTTGCTCTCTTGTTAAACTCTCTTGTGCCATGTTGTTTGTCTCTGGAATGTTAACAAGTGTTTTGATTAACCTTGTGACAGGCTGTACTTCGTACCGTGTTTCTCATTTCAAGTATAATGATTGGGCGCAACGTCCTTCCATCAACTAGAGACAAGAAAGCTAGAGAGAGAGAGAGGTGGCATCAGGTATAACCTCAGAAGTGCTTGTAGAGGTTCAGTTGTCTGGTCTGAACTTACTCATCTCGTAGGCGGTAGCTAGCTCCTTACACTTGTTTCTGTTTATCGACAACCTGTGCCGACCCCGTAGGGCTGTGTTATTCCGAAAACTACCGATACTAGAGAAATGCTGTCTTAACTTGAAATGGAGTTGCCACGTCTAAGAGCTTACTTAAGGTTCCTAGCAGCCTGTCAAATGTAGTGCTTGGGACTACTTTTTCCATTATAGCCTCAATTCTACAATAATTCCCTATTCCTTTAGATAGATATTTACTTATCTTCATCAACTCCCTCGTCTGTTGCAGTGCG